AATACTCGCCGCCACCGTTCGTACTCCATCGACCACTCGCTTTAGCGTCTGACGCAAGACTGACATTAGGGAAGACATCTCGAAACTCCTCACTATCAATTAAATTCTTAACCTTCCGACCAAAACCAACAGCCAACTCAGCCGTGTGAGTCGCCTGAATAATCTTCAAATCGGGCCTTCTGCCCATCAACCAAGTGGGAAACAAATAACTCGCAAACTCGGACTTCGTATGGCGCGGGGGCATGTTCACAATCAATCGCTTGATCTTACCATCCGCAACGTCCTGTAGCTTCTGAGCATAAATCTTGTGATGCCTGCCCTCAATAAACTGAGGCCAAACATGATTCACAAAACTCATAAAACTATCATGCTTCTCCGCACGTTTATCAAGCGTCTGCAAACGCTCCAGCATAGGAGCAACCTTGGCTAACTCCTCATCCGTAAGGTACTTGGAAAAGTCATTTGTCAGGTCGTTCAATGCCAAGACTCCGCGCCAAATTATTTAAGGCAAATTCAAGGTTAGAGCCACTCATACCCTCTCCAACCATTTCTTTTTTCTTGTTCATAAATTCAAGATTTGCCGATGCAGGTTTATTTTTAGAAAGAAATTCTTCAACAAAATCATAACCTTTACGGCCCTCAGAATAAGAAGGCGTCCTCACCTCACTTGATGATGTTAGATACGGAACAGGCTTGTTTCCTCTCGTACTCGGCGTAAAAGGAATATTATAACGCGCCAAAGGCATAGCCGCTTCAGCAAGACCGCTAAAGAGCTTTTGATCCGTAAAAGGTATTCTTGGACCCATTTCTCTAAAACGAGACAAACCAGCGTAAGTCGGAAGCAGCTTTCTATGAAGCGACTCACTCAAACGCTGACCAAGACCCTTACCTATGTTAATCGTCGGATCAAGAAGCTCAGTCGCAGTGATTGATGGATCATATGTTCTAAATGGCGCTACCTGAGCCTGACGTGCGCCGCGCTCTTTAGGGCTGTTATAATAGGAAGCAGCAGCATCAATACTTGCGACTCTATCTCTTTCAGCTATTAACTCCGCTTTTTTAGAAAAATCAGTTTCATTTCTGATTTGGCGGTTTAAATCTTCCAGCTTTTTTTGCTGCAATAAAAAAGCATTTCTGAAACCCCCTCCTGCTCCAAATTCACCTCTAAGACTGCCTGATACTCGTTGCCTTGAATGTTCGCCTTCATGACGAAGTATATCTTTAAATTGGCTAGAACCTAATGGAATTTTATTACTTATAGCAATTGTGTCCGTAGAAGGATAATAACGCCCTAAAGAAGATGCCAGACTATCAATAGCATAAGGAATAGAAGAAACATCAATTTGATCAGATGGTATAACTTTACCAACAACTATATTACCTGATTCATCAGACTTATACGCTTTTATTCCAAATTGACGTTCAATTTCATAGTCAGATAAGCCCTGCATTTTTAGGCTACCATATTCCCTACTAAGAGCCGCCATTTCTTCGGGAGTTTCTGGAACAGTAAAACCACCCACGTTAGGAGCAACTTGAGGACCCTCTGGACCATAAAACTCCTCTCCAAGCTCACCGCGCAAAGCCCTCGCAACATTGCTATCTAAACCAGCCTTAATCCCCTGCTTGGCTAAAGAACTACCACCAAGTAAAGCACCGCCCACATTAAAAACATCACCCATTTTTTCGAGCTTTATAGCTTCTGCATACTCAGGATCAGTTCTCAGCAAATTCTCATGATCTTGATACATCTCAGGTAAAATTTCTTTTAAATTTTGACCACCATAATTACCAGTAATTAAATTTCCCGCGCTGTCATAAACGCCCGTAAGCATATCCCTCAAACCACCAAGAAACTTATAATCTTCAGGATTGCGAGTAAAAGCCAAATCTCCAACCGCAAGAGAACCTAAACCCTTTATAGCCGCATCAGCAACTTCTACAGGGTTTTGTGCAAAATATGTAGCAGCCTCACCAATCTTCTCACTGGCTAAAGCCCCATAACCCCTTCCCGCAGTTTCAGGTGTATAACCCGTAATGTAACCGGGCAAAACCTCACGGTCAGAAGGAAGATAAGGATCATCAGGAATTGTAATACTGTCATCCTGCTTAATAGATGGAATCCCCGTATAAGTATCTCCACCCCCCAACGCCTCGGAAACCTCATAAGCAGAAGGACCACTCGAAACACTAGGCGGACTGTAATCAGGAAAACTAACACTAGGACCATCACCCCCACCTAGTGCCTCAGAAATCTCATACGCAGAAGGACTAGATACACTCGGAGGCGCATAGTCAGGAAAACTCCTCTCCTCCTTTTCCTTCTTCTCCTTCTCCTTTTTCTTCTTAGCACCGGGGTAACTGTCGTACATGCTTCCACGACCGCGCTCAAAGCCAACGCCACCACCCTCGGCAAAACCCTGAACAAACCTGTCTATGTTGCTGTACATATTAACCCCTCAAAGAACCCAAAAACCTGTCAATGTTCGGCGTTACAGGACCACCAACGTTAAACTGCTTCGGCGCACGAATCGTCATACCCTCAACAGGCTCCGAAGGAGGACGCGGTGGACGCGGCGTAGTAACAACAGGTCGCTCAACCCCCCCAAGACTAATCTTAGGCTCCTCCTCCGCAGCCACAATCGGAACACACTGACCAACCAAAGGATCAAAAATATAACCAACAGGGCAAACCTCTTGATTATCATCGCTCGTGTCAATAACATTCTGAACCCTAACCGCGCCATCCTTAGTGTTCTTAAAGTCTCCAAAACCACTAACAATGCTGCCATCAGTGTCATAAACCCCAATCACAACATCAGGATTCTCCGCGTCATACGCAAACTGACCCGTATTACGATAAGCATTTAAAAATTTCTGCGCTCTGTCATAATTCATCTTTTTAGGATCAATTATACCAAACGTTAGAGACTTAACCGCAAAACTTAAAACATCATCCGCAACATTTTTTAAATTCGCGCCAAAAGATCCATCCCCACTATATAACTCACTACCCTCTGGATTCTCTTGCTTAAACGTCGAAATTTGCTCCTCAGTCGCACCATTATCACGCATTGTCTGAACAATCCGATCCTGACGCTCCTTGTCCATAAGAATGTTGCTGTTTCTTAAAATATCACCAATTAAAGCAGACTCAGCAGCATTCACCGAACCCGGATCACGCTGACCAGAAATACCCAAACCAGAACTTTTTAAATAATCCGCAGCAGTTGTACCAGAAACAGGTGTTGAGTCAACTACCTCATCAACAACATCATCAGCAAGCGTAGCATTGTAAGGGTCCATAGGATCTAGCGGAATAGAAGTCCCACCAACAACATCACTCCGACCAAGGTCGCCCCTCGTAAACATCGCCTCATCAACAGAAATATCAGGCAAACCCATGTCATCGTCAGTCAATGAAGGAGAAAATACATCAGCCACGCTAATTTTCCCAGACTCTAAATCTCTACCAATATCCCTAAGATCTAAATTCACATCAGAATCATACTGCGCAACCTGTTCAGCTACACTCAATGGCGCAGAAGAAGGAGCACCCTTAACACCCGTCTCATAACCCGTATCCCCATAATACGCATCAGCACGAGTTAAAACATCACTCAACTCTTCAGGCGATAAACCCAACTCATAATCAGGAACCGTACTAGGAGCATAACTCAAATACTGCTGCTCCTCAAACTCCTCCAAACCAGTCTGCACAGGATCAATGACGTATCTCGCGCTAACAGGAATCCTGTTAGCGACGCTAATAGGAGGCAACGCCAAAGACGGACCAACCTCTAAATCAGTCGTAGCAGTCGCAGGAGTCAAAGATAAATCAGGCAACTCCAACTCACCAAGAGCCGCTATGTCGCCCACATTAACCGCGCCAACAGGCTGACCAGACTCGTAAAAATCACCATACGCAATACCAGAAAACGGCTCCCCATCCTGAACCAAAGGCTCATTCGGATCAGCCATATCAAACGCAGGAGGAGAATAAAAATCAACAACCTTCTCTATCCCACTCGTCGTATCTTTATATTCCACAGGAATTTCTTGAGGAAGCGAAGGCAAACCACTCAAATCAACATCACTGTAATCAACAACAGGCACTGGAGCAGGCGTAGGGTCCCTATCACTACCACCTAACGCCTCTGAAATCTCATAAGCACTCGGACCCGTTATACCAGAATAACCACCAGTCGGAGCTAAACCAACCGCAGAAGCTAAACCCGGATCAACCTGACCAGATCCATAACCAACAGAAACAGTCGGCTCATCTAAAGCCTTAGCCTCGTCAGGGCGACTGTCTCCACCGCCACCACCACCGCCGCCAGAATCATCACCACCAAACGCAACCAAAGGCCGCAACGGATTCAATCCAATATAATCAAGCAGCGTTCTCATGCCATATTCCTCTGTTCGGGAACCATCCGTTCCGCTTACCACGATGCGCCATAGCACCCTTCAAAAAAGGATAATGAATCCAAAATTGCTTCCGCAACTCCCTACACATCCAAAAAACATCACGACCACCATAAGGCGCTATCATGTCAACAAAAACCATAATATCACCAGAACGACGAGAAAAAATCTCCTCACCACAATAATCACGAGTCTCAAACTCACGATCAGTCATAAATGCCCAAGTCACCAAACCAACACACTCACCATCCCTGTAAAACAACCTAATCTGATCATTCCTTATCGCAGGCAACAATCTCCACGAAATCGTCGCACTCGGAAAACCACTATAAGGCGAAACTGTCGTCCACAACCTTAAAGCATCCTCCAACATCAGTAACGACCCAATCCACCAAACAACGGCTCGCGCAACATCACAGCACCACCTCCCATCATCCCAACAGGTCGCTGACCCATCATAGGCTGCGGACCAACCTGAACAGGCGCACTACCAGACGCACCACCAACAGATACCTGACGACCAATCATCGCATTCTGTGGCATCAATAATTGAGGAACAGGTGGAGGCGCTAACGCAGGAATATAACCCATAGTACCACCATCATATCCCTGATAACCCATACCACCCTGACTCTCAGCCTTCCTACGCTGCATATAATCCCTAAAACCAGCACGACCTCGCGCACTCCCACCATAACCAACAATACCCTGCTGACCCTGACCCTGAACCTGCTGAGGACCCGGCATAGGACCCCCCATAGGACCCATAGACATCGGCGCAGGCTGACCCATCGGAGGTCCCATCCCACCACCCATAGGCGGTCCCAAAGGCATCTGTGGCTGCATCATTACAAAAAAACCTCCAATAACCTAAACCAACACTAACAATTTTTTAAAATTTAATCAATCTCCTCCAACACACCATTCGCAATCATACTCCGCGCCAACGCATCACGACTATGAAAACAATAATCACCACCACTCCACTCACACAACTCCATCGCTAAACGCCGCATAAACGCACCCTCACTATCATCACCAAACATATGACGACCCCGCAACACAGAAACAACCTCACCAGCACCTTGAGCATCAAACTCAAAATACTCCCCATAATCCATACAATATCTAGGCATCATTCTACTCCGTACTGCCTCACTTGGGACTATATGGGAGGCCAAGGGACCCGTCAAGGGACCCATAGGGACCCAAAGCCTTTTCGTAGGTGGCTGTTTGTGGGGAACATAGTGTAGTGTGTGTGACCGATAACCGACAGAAAAAGGGGGGGTACATACCCCATTCCGACCCGATCCCGAACAATTGCCCGAATTAGCCAAGGGACCCGAAAAAAGAAAAAGCCCGCGCAAGGCGGGCTGATCCGGTTGGTGGTGCTCCGATTTATCGGAGCGATATTATCCGGTCCTGCCAGAATTCGAATAGATCGTCCGACAGTCCGGCCCATATGCTGGGCATGCCGCGTCTGTTCTCTGGCATTAGCGTTGCGCCTGTCGATTGCGTTTCAAACGTTTGAAGCACCTCGTAGCGTGTCAGGTCCGTGCCGTCACCATAGCGTCCGCCGTTTGCCTGTTGCGTGTGAGTAACAACGGCTGCGTCACCAACACGGGCGCGGATTTCTGAAACGGCTGCTCTAACACGCTGCTCTGAACATCCTGTGGCATTCATGATGTCGCGTGTTGATGCGCCATTTAATGCGCGCATCATGGCATATTGAACACCAACACGAGAATTTGCGCGAAATGGTGAAACGGGCGTCTCTTGAACAATTGCTCGGTTTCCGTGTTCAATGCGCTGGTCACATGTCCAGCTGACCAGATTGACAATGAAGTGGCACCAATTCCAAATTTTCACGGCGTCGATCGTGCCTGAGTGCTGGCGAAACTCAATTGTCCCACGGGACCACGTTTGCAGATTGATTGACGAGAATTTGCCGTGTGTCGCGCTGGCAAGGTCGCTGATCGTGTCAGCTGCTGCAATGCGCTCTGGTGATAGCGTGTAGCAATATCTGTTATTGCGGCGTGACGCTGGCAACATGCTATTAATAACGTCCTGTTGCTCTGTGTAGCGCAACATGATGTCTTTAACGATAGCAGCGTCAAACGGATCGCCGTGCTCGTTTAGATAACGGCCTGTGCGCTGGTAATGTGAAACGCTATCGCCTGTGTAGTGTGCTGCGTCTGTGTCGTCATTCAATGGCGCATTGCTAACATGGACATGCAAACCGCATGCCGTGTTGACAGTTGCGCCTGCCATTTCAATTACATTGCATATACGCTGCAAATACTGAAACGCTGGCTGGCTGGTACGTGGCTGCTCAAGGTCCATTGCCAGCGGTGGCAATACGATTTCACAATCAACATTCGGCGTGCCGTCTGGTTTGCAATCAGCGCCTTGAATGCCAGCATCGCGCAATGCTTGCTGTGCTGCTCTGATTGATAGGCCAGATGTTTCCATTTCAATTCCAATTGATAGTTTCATTTTGATACTCCATTTTGCTAGATACATCCCTTAAAAGAATTATTACACGATATTATCCCATATGACAAGGGGTTTTGTGGGATTATCTGGAACAATTGTTCGGCTTATTTCAGGCGGAAAAGATCAGGAAAAGCGCGGAAAAAATCCAATTTGTTCGGGTTTTTTCGAAAAAGAGCGGCGGATCAGGCGTTAGTGTTACAGGGTACGGGCAATAAAAAAGGGGCATATTGCTATGCCCCGAACCCCGATCCCGATGATCCCGATCCCGATAGGCCCAACCCCGATGAAGTCAGGCCCGATTGTTTAAACCCGATCAATCCGCTACATACACCAACACTGCTAACGCAAGCTCTTGCTCGTGCCATTGCTCATATTCTTCTTCCGATACGCTATATGGGCTGTGCTGGACCATATGATCTACGCGGCTATATGCTTCCTCGTGTAGCCAGTCTTGTGCCTCATATTCAGTGTCGAAGGTCTTGACTGTTGGGTTAGGGTCAAGGCTATCAATCGCGTAAGTTACTTGCCACATTTCCTTATCCTTCCATTGTGTGCGCGAGCGTTACCATTGCGCTAGTTTTCGGGTTGCCGTTGTTCACGATAAACGTGTAGCGGTGTACGTTACAGGCAAGAACCCCGAACCGTTCCGCGTCATGGTATTTCATGAAGTGGCTTTCTTCTTCCATATCTACTGGTTCAGAAGTGCCGTAGTTTTCCAGCGCCCATTGGCAAAAGTCTTGGAAAGGCTTTTCGTCTTCATACTCGAACCCGCTAGTGTCGTCGTAGAAAAGTGCGGTTGCCCAAAAGTCGGGCAACTCCAGTGTGATCGTTTCCATTTTATGCTCCCCAGTTTGTCATGCACTCGTGAATGTACTGTGCAGGCATTTTCAATTCGATCAAGTGATCGTAAAACTCTTTCTTAGTGAATCCCATGCTGCGTACCTGTGCGGCATAGTCTTTAGGTTCTTTGTACACATTCGTCATTTTGAATATTTCCTCATTACTAGACTTTGTAATCCCATATAATCCCATGCAGTATAATATGTCAACACAAAAATAAAAAAAATTATGCGCAACCGGGTGAACTCTCTCCGGGAAGATTCGCGGACAATTGTTCGGGTTGCTGCCCCGGGCCTGCCGGGGAGTTCCCCGGGGCCGAACGATTCACCCGGAGCGCACTGTGGTGCCGGGTAGCCGGGCGGCTAACCCGAACAATTTGTCGGGTTATCCCGATTCCCGGTAGTTCAGGCCCGATTGATTAGGCAAAACCTAAGCCATATCCCGATTTGATTAGTTTTTGCCTAATATGCCCTGAGAGCCACGGAGAGGCCCGAGGAGAACCCGAACAACTTTTCGGGTTCCCGATACCGAATCGGTGCCTTCCCCCGATCAGGGGGCCGTTTCAGGGGCTGGGAGGCCCCGCCCCGACCCCCGCACGGAGTGTTCCCGCTACCCTGCGGCTTCGCCGCTACAGTCAGTTATAGGAATTTGTTCGGATTCTGTGGGATTTTCTGCTGGGGTTATGTCGATCATGCGATTTTTAGCGCGATCCATAAATTCTTGGAGTTGCTGCACGATCTGTTCACGGCTCATGTTGTCAACGTGTTCGTGTGTTACGTGGCTACGTGTTACCATGAGGCCAGTGACCTTTAAGCGCAGTTCCTCTGCTTTGATGGCTGCTGAGAAGTTCCCTGCTTGCCATGCTTCATCACGGAGGCGTTGCATATCCCGAACAGATTTGGTGATGGTTACGCCGTATTTGCTTTCGAGTTCTTGGCGCATTTCTTCCATGCGTTCTTTGACTCGTGGATGATTGAGAAGCTGCACGGCGGAAACGTTCGGGTTTTTGTATCCTGCTGCTCGTGCTGCTGCGGTTTGTGTCATGTCCTTGTGAATGTAGTTATCGAGAAACTTCTGCTGCGGGGGAGTTAGGCGCTTTTCTCCTTTAGCTACTTGTTCACCGACTTTAGGCATTTTGGTATTCCGAACAATTTGTCGACTTATTTGCTTTTGTCATGGATTTTGATCTAAGTCCTGAAGTTAGGATTTTCCCGTCTTGGTCTTCCCAAGTTATGAGGGTTGCCATTCCTCCGCGCAATTTGCTTTTGTATTGTTTGATACTGACGACCCGAAAGTGTTGCACGATTTTATTCTGTCCGATTCCTGAGAGTGACCAGAAGACTTCTCCGACATCTGGTGCGGAATGGAGATAGACTTTGTATTGTCCGCGACGATCTTGCAACGGCTTTGGGAAATTCATTTTTTCAACCCTTTTTGTTAATCTGTTGTTTTGAGTTGTTGCCCCCACATGTGTGGGCGTATTCCGAACATATCACCGCCTTTTTCGCGGGTCAACTGTTGCTGCACAAGTTCCCAAATATTACCACATAAAAGCGAGCATCGGCGCGGCGTTATTTTTCACGTCATATATGGCGGTATTATAACCGCCTATATATACATATATAGGTGGGCCTCCTTGACGCTGTGACGTGATTGTTTTTAAAGGGTTTTTTACGTCAAAACGACTCCTTGACGCTGTTGACGTAAATGGGTTAAGTGCTTGATTTTATTGAATAAGTTACGTCAACGTCAACTACGTCAAATTTGACGTGACTTTTTTTTGACGTAAAAAATCGTTTAAAATCAATGGGGGTGTTTTTAATAATTTTTTTTATATTTTATGTTGACAGTCCCAAACATTCCCATATATAAGGGTGACAGTCTAGTAAAGAAGGAGGCTCCATGATGGGCAACGCAGACAAAAAAACCCGCATTATCCGCGATCTTCAAGGTGACTTGTTTGATGCAAATCACGCAACACGCCGTTTTTTCCGCTGCTGGTTGGATGGTTCTTATTTAGGTGAGAGCCACTACCGCACAAATAAAAAGTTTCTTTGCGACATGCTGAAGGAGCATGGCGTGGGGATTAAACTTGAGCGCAAGATCACGCCTTGGATTATTAGGCAGTTTGTGACTTACACGGCGCACGATGC